ATTGCTGTTCCGCAAGCGGCAGCTCGGCCTGATCGCCGATCAAGACCGTCCCGCCTTTCAGATCGGCCGGGCTGCCCATTCCCTCATTCTGGAAGGGCGCGAGGCATTCGAGCGCGCCTATGCGATTGGTGGTCCCGTGAACCCGGCCACCGGCGAGCTCTACGGGTCGCGCACGAAGGCGTACCAGGAATGGGCAGAGCTCCAGGGCAAGCCCGCGTTGACCCATGAGCACGCAGCCCTCATCGAACAGTTATCCGCGAGCGTTCACGCTCATTCCGTAGCCGGCGGCCTGCTCAACGAAGGCACTGCCGAGGGGGTAGTTCGGTGTCAGTATCGCAACTTACCCTGTCAGGCGCGACTCGATTGGTTTCACCCAGCAAAAGGCCTCGTGGACCTCAAGACCTGCGACCATCTTCGTTGGCTCGAAGCCGACGCCAAGCAGTTCGGCTATTTGCATCAACTCGCCTTCTATCGCGCCCTTCTGGCAACGGTTCATGGTGAATTGTTCCCGGTTCATCTGATCGCCGTGGAAAAGCGGGAACCGTTTCGCTGCGGCGTCTGGCTGGTCGATGCCAACGTGCTGACGGCCGCACAGCACGAGAACGAAGCGGCGATGGAACGACTCAAACGTTGCCAGGAGCTCGATTCCTGGCCGACCGGCTACGAAACGATACGAGTTTTTGACAGTCTGTGAGCCCGGCACTGCGGGGCTAGGCGATGCGAAGCGTGGCCAAGGTTCCATATGGGAGAAATCGCATGAGTTTACTGCAACATATTCATCGAGGTAAACGCTCTGCACCCAGGCGAGTGCTGGTCTACGGTGTTCACGGAGTTGGAAAAAGCACCTTTAGCACTGGCGCTCCTGGAGCCATAGTCATTCCGACCGAAGACGGCTTAGCGGAGATCGACTGCGAGAGTTTCCCTCTCGCCACGAGCTGCGCCGCAGTCATGCAGGCGCTGGCGACCTTGTATGCCGAAGATCACGTTTTCAAAACGGTCGTCATTGATAGCCTCGATTGGTTCGAACGCTTGGCATGGATCGAAGTATGTCGCCAGCGTGGTGTCACCAATATCGAGGATATTCCGTATGGCCGGGGGTACGTGTTTGCACTTACGCATTGGCGTGAGCTACTGGAAGGGTTGGATGCGCTCCGAAAGGATCGTGGCATGATGGTCGTCCTGACAGCACACTGTCGCATCGAACGCTTTGCTGATCCTGAGGCAGATTCTTACGACCGCTACTCGCCCAAACTGCACAAACTGGCATCGGCCTTGGTGCAGGAATGGTCCGACGAATTGCTGTTCGCATGTTATCGAGTATTTACGAAACAAACCGACGAAGGTTTCAATCGAAAGGCGGTTAAGGGAATCGGCTCGGGCGAACGCATTCTGCGTACGACCGAGCGTCCCTCGCACGTCGCCAAGAACCGTCTCAACTTGCCGGACGAGCTGCCGCTCGACTGGCATACCTACGCGAACTATTTCACTCAACCCGTATCAACGAATGGAGGAACCAATGGCTGACCTCAACTTCAACGCCAACGAAGTGGACCCGGCAAGCATTTTTGATCCGCTACCAGGTGGTCGTTACATGTGCATCGTGGTCGAGAGCGCCATGAAACCCACGAAAGCTGGTCCTGGGAAGTATCTCGAATTGAAGTTCCAGGTCGTGGATGGCGAGCACAAGGGACGCTATCTTTGGTGCCGTCTGTGTCTCGATCATGCCAATGCCCAAGCAGTCCAGATCGCACGTGGCCAGTTGTCGAGCCTGTGCCGAGCATGTGGCATCATGCAACCGCACGACTCCGTGGAACTGCATAACATTCCGATCCAAGTACGAGTACGTCTGCGGAAAAACAAAGAGACGCAAGAATTGGAAAACGAGGTTACCGGTTTTCTGAAGCGGTTTTCGGACACGCAATCTCCACAGCAGGCAACGACAAATGCTCCCCCCTGGCGGAGACCGTGAGAGCGGCATGATTGGAAAGTCTCGACTCGGCGCTGCATGGCTGGGCCGGGCGCGGCGTGGCAGAGCGTTGCATGGCAGTGCATGGCAGTGCGTGGCATTCCAAGGCATGGTTTTTCACTGGAGACCTTATGAGAACGATTCACGTCACCATTGAAGGCGCGACCCCTTTACTCTGTAACCGTTTCACGGATGCCGCCCAGATGACGGCGACCAGTGGCAACAAGCTGTCACTCGTCGGCGACAAAGGAAGCCCCAAGGAACAGGCCGAGAGCAAGCTCTACATCGGTCATGAAGGCGGGCCGATGATTCCACAGCCCAACTTGTTCCGCTGCCTCATCGACGCGGGCAAGTTCTTCAAGCACGGCAAGAGCAAAATCACGACGCAGAAGAGTTCCCTGATTCCCGCGTGCGTGGAAATCGACGCCATCGAGTTACCCATCCGACACAAGGAACCGTGGACTGTCGATACTCGTGCGGTAAGGATTCCGAGTACGGGTGGACGAATCCTCTGTCACCGCCCCTGTTTCCACGATTGGCAAATCTCTTTCACGCTTCGTATCGACACCGATCTTGTTGCGCCGAAATTGGTGCGAGAAATAGTGGACGCAGCCGGTAAGCGAGTGGGCCTCGGCGATTTCCGCCCAGACTGCAAAGGGCCGTTCGGCAAGTTCGTCGTTACGTCTTGGGAAGTTGACGAATAGGAGGCATGATGATCGTACTGCACCTGCCGTTTCCGCCGAGCGTGAACCACTACTACCGTCACATCGGCCATTGCACGCTCATCAGCCGCAAGGGACGCGAGTATCGCCAGGCGGTCAAGGACCTCCTGGTGGACCGTGGCCTGATCGAGATGCACGGCCCATTGGATGTCGTCGTTGAACTCTATCCACCTGACCTACGTCGTCGCGATTGTGATAACGCAATGAAGGCGATATTTGATTCCATGCAGCACGGCGGCGTGTATCGCGACGACAGTCAAATCGTGCGCATGGAGGTTTGGAAGCGCTGGCGGGTCAAGGGCGGCTTGGCCATTGTCATCATTAGGGAGTTGAACGATGCACGATCCAATCAATCATCCGCACCATTACACATTCAGCAAGATCGAAGTGATTGCAGCGATAGAGGCCTGGCAACTCGGCTACCACCTGGGCAACGTCGTCAAGTACGTCGCCAGGGCGGCACACAAGAGAGCAAGGATGGAGGACCTGAAGAAGGCAGCGTGGTATCTGAACCGCGAGATCGAACGCCTGGAGAAGGACCGTGCAGCAACAAGTCATCGTGACCAGCTATCCGGTCCATGAGACGCGCTACAGCATTCACTGGAAACGCGGGGAAACACAAGGTTCCCCGCGCAGTTTGCGCGTCGATTACCGAATTGGCTGGAACCAATACAAGTCTGAGTGGATCTGTCTGGAACACATGGGCTACGCGCGACACAAAGCTGAAGCCTGGTGGCGTAAACGGACCCAGGAAACTGTACCGACTACTGTTGAGGAGGCCATGCACTTGGCCAATGAGGGTCTATTGCGTGAAGTTCGAGCCATCACGGTTCGCAGTGTTGCTGGGGAGAGGTTCGACAGAATCGTCGGCTATGAATTCATAGAAGCAGGCAGGGATCACGTGGATAACGGAAACGACAATGTTCCGTTTTAGCGCCATGTCGGAAAGCGAAAACGAGCTATTGGCTTCAGCGTTGGCCTATGCCGGACACGGCTATCCCGTGTTCCCGATTTCGCCAGGAAGAAAGAAACCACCCATAACCGAACACGGCTTGTTGGATGCGACGACCGATGCCAAGCAAATCGAGCAATGGTGGCATTATCATCCGTCGGCCAATATCGGGATAGCGACTCACGGTTTGCTCATTGTGGACATCGACCGGTCAGACAATCCGTGGTTGTCGGATCAACCCGAGCGGCTTGTCGAGCTGGCCAGCGGTGCCGTTTCCTTGACGGCCGGTGGTGGCAAGCACTTCGTGTTTCGTCAACCGGCGAACAAACATTGGCGCAACACGACCAGCCAGCTTGCGCTTCGTGTCGATACGCGCGCCGATGGTGGTTACATCGTTGCTCCACCGTCCAGGATTGAAGGCGGCGGCGCGTATCGTTGGGTTCCGGGCCTGGAACTTGAGTGCCCGCCAGAGCGCTTGCCGGAACCACCAGGGTGGCTTGTGGACCTGCTCGACCGATTGCATGGTCATGAGAAACCAGTCAGCGTAATCGCTGGTAACGAGAACGCGATTCCCGAAACGCAGCGTAACGCGACCCTGGCGAGCCTGGCTGGTGTCATGCGGCGCCACGGCATGTCGCAGCCTGAAATTCTGGCCGCGTTGCAACAAGTCAATCGGGATCGGTGCCTGCCGGCGCTGGAAATGGTCGAGGTCGAGCGGATTTCCAGGAGTATTGCCAGATATGAGCCGGACCAGATTTCGGTGGCCATGATCGAACACCACTGGGAGCAAATGCGCGACATATCGAAGGCGCAATTGACACCAGTGAGCCTGGGCGGTTTGACGACACGCTATCCCGCGTTACGCGAGCCGGTGATTCATGGGTTGCTGCGCCAAGGGGAAACGATGAACGTCATTGCCTCGTCAAAAACCGGAAAGAGCTGGCTTGTCACCGACCTGGCCCTGGCGATTGCCACGGGGCGGCCCTGGTTGGACACATTCGAGTGCGTACCCGGTCCTGTGCTTATCATCGACAACGAGCTGCATGGCGAGACGTCTGCCAACCGGATTCCCAAAGTGGCAGCAGCGCGTCAAATCAACCTGGCGGAGATTGCCGAGCGCGTCTTCGTGCAGAACCTGCGCGGGCATCTCATGGACATTGTCTCGTTGGGACCATACTTCCGCGCGCTGGAATCGGGGCGGTTCAAGGTCATCATCCTGGACGCCATGTATCGGTTCATGCCGATGGACACCGACGAGAACGACAATGGCTCAATGGCGAACATTTACAACCAGTTGGACAGCTACGCTGATTATCTGCGGTGTTCGTTCGTCCTGATCCATCACACGAGCAAGGGGAACCAGTCTGGCAAGTCCTTGACCGACGTGGGTGCGGGCGCGGGGAGCCAGAGTCGGGCCACGGACACGCACTTGATCCTGCGGCCACACGAAGAGACCGATGCGGTCGTCCTAGAAGCAGCCGTGCGTTCCTGGCCGCCAGTGATGGCAAGATGTCTGCGCTGGGCATACCCTGTGTGGTTGCCGGCGGATGACCTGGACCCGGCGATGCTGCGAAGTGAACGGCCAAGGCGGCCATGTAAGGAAAGAGAATTGGAGTGGACTATCGAACGATTCGTGACCGCGTTCGTCGGCGACGAGCCGAAGCTTGTCGATGCGATACTCGTGGAAGCCAATGAATCCGGCATCAACGATTTCAAAGTCAAAGTCTTACTACGGAAGGCCGAGGCGCTGTCACGTGTGCATCGGTGGGACATGGGGCGAGGGCGCTTGGGCTATGCCACGCAAGCGCCGCCTGTCGAGTCGGAACCTGCCGATGAAGAAGCGCCGGTCACATCCCGGCGAGCACAGGTCGAAAGCATGTTGCAAACATCACCCGAGTACACCAGCGCTAAGATCGCTGAAATATGCGGCGTCTCGAAACGATACGTCAATCGCATTCGCACGGTGATGGGTGGGAACAGAGTGGGAACAAACGAGGAACAAGGTGGGAACTGGGTGGGAACAAAAGTGGGAACTGATTGAGGCAAAGTGGGAACATGTTCCCACCCTTGTTCCCACCTTTAAGTCATATTAGGGCCACGAGTTAACAATGATCGGGAACACGGGAACACGCGCGCGAAAAAAACCCCCCATACCCCCCACACGCGGGGCCAGAAAGGCCCGCGCGTGGAATGTGCGAATTTTTTCTTTCGCGCGCCGTGTTCCCACAGTTCCCATTTGGCACAAAGTCAGCCGAGAACTGGCCTTAAGGGTGGGAACAAAAGTGGGAACAAGTGGGAACAACGGGTCCTTCCCATGCCAGATTGGCAGCCGGAGGCCCGCGGGAACGGTCGTGCCCTTGAGCACAGTTTGTTTCGTGTGACCGAAGGCGAAGGGAGCAAACCATGAAAGTCGCAATGTGGGACATTGAGCGGATCAAGCCCTACCCTGGCAACCCTCGACAAAACGACGCTGCAATTGCGCCGGTGGCCGAGTCGATTCGGCAGTTCGGCTTTCGGCAGCCCCTCGTGGTCCTGACCGATGGCGTGCTCGTAGTCGGGCACACGCGCTGGCAAGCTGCCAGGAGGCTCGGCTTGCGAAAAGTCCCGGTTCATGTCGCTGACCTGACCGAAGAGCAAGCCCGTGCGTACCGCCTGGCCGATAACCGTTTGGCCGAAATTGCCGGGTGGGATTACGACCTGTTGCCCATCGAACTGGAAGCCCTGCAAACCGGAGGCGTTGATTTGACTTCGCTTGGGTTCGACACGACCGAGCTGGCCAAGTTGCTCGAGCAAGATCCTGCCGACTTCGAGCCGACCGAGGAAGCCGATCAAGGCCGCCTCGACCGCAAAGACCCGGTTCGCTGTCCGCATTGCGGCAAGGAGTTCGTCGTCCCATGAGCCAGGGCAATTTACGACTGGACTGGTGCAGTTCCCGCGCGGCGAAGTTCGCCTGTCTGCGCTGGCACTATTCGCGCGCCATGCCTGCCGGAAAACTGGTCAAGGTCGGCGTGTGGGAAAACAGCCGGTTCATCGGTTGCGTTCTCTTTGGCCGAGGGGCCTGTCCAAACATCGGTTCGCCGTTCGGACTGAAACAGACCGAAATCTGCGAACTGGTTCGCATTGCTCTCGACGAGCACCAGACGCCGGTAAGCCGGATCATGCGCATCGCGCTCAAGATGCTTCGCAAGCAGTCGCCGGGCTTGCGGCTTATCGTTTCCTATGCCGATTCCGCCCAGGGACACCACGGCGGCATCTATGCGGCGAGCGGCTGGTTGTACCTGGGGGCCTTGGAGCAACATGCGTATGTCCTCAACGGCAAGATGATGCACCCGAAATCGGTCGCTTCGCGGCATGGCCATCAGGGCCTGGCTTGGCTGCGGGCCAACGTGGACCCAAATGCGCAACGTATCTACACGCCCGCGAAGCACAAGTATGTGTTGCCATTCGACGAGGAGTTGCGGCAGCGTTTGCTGCCCATGACAAAGCCTTATCCCAAGCGCGCCGGAAGTGTTGCTGGCGGCACGCCCGACGGCCAGTCGGGAGGGGGCGGTTCGATTCCGACCCCGGCGCTTTTGTTGTCGGATGCAAACGATGAGTGAAGCGTCTGCGAACAAGTTGAACCTGACCGCCATGTCGATTGCGGACGTGGTTCGCTTGCTGACATTGGTCGGGGAAGGAACGGTGACGTTGGCAATGGTGGAAGCTGACATCGCCAAGGGCGCACCCACCAATACCGACGGCACGATGAGCTTGATTCATTACGCCGCCTGGTTGGTGAGGGAGCTGGCACATGGGGATTGATCCATGCCGCTTGCGGCCAACGGAACTGTGCCGACTTCTGAACTCGACGCCCCTGGGCGAGGTCATCAATGAGCGGCAGTTGCACCGCCACAGGACCCGCGCCGGCCTGCGCATTGGCGACGGCAGATACGTGGACCTGATGCGTTACATTGCCTGGTTGGTTCAAATGCGTCATGCGCCGAAACCAGAAACCACTGGCGACCCGTATGAAACTGTTAAGCAGCGCTCGCGCGCTCGCAACATGACATTGTCGCTCGCCGGGCGCGACATCGGCGAGTTGCCAGCGGTCGTCAATCGCGAGCGCAAGGCGCTGGCCGAGTCGAACTTTCGCTACTTCTGCGAAGCGTACTTTTCGCTTACCTTTTCGCTGCCGTGGTCGCCGGATCATTTGAAAGTCATTGGCCGGATCGAGCAAGCGGTACTACGCGGTGGTTTGTTCGCGATGGCCATGCCCAGAGGCAGCGGCAAAACGACCATCTGTGAATGCGCCTGTATCTGGGCGGTGCTCTATGGCCACCGCGAGTTCGTTTGTCTCATTGGCTCGGACGAGGGGCACGCGATGGACATGCTGGCGTCGATCCGCATGGAACTCGACGGCAACGACACTTTGCTCGAAGATTTTCCCGAAGTCGTCTATCCGATCCAATGTCTCGACGGCATCGCCAATAGGTGCAACGGCCAACTTTACAAGGGGGAGCGAACGCACATTGGCTGGACGGCCAAGGAGATTGTGCTGCCGACAATCGCCGGCAGCAAGGCTTCGGGCGCCATCATCAAGGTCGCGGGCATCACCGGGCGCATTCGCGGCATGAAATACAAGCGGGCCGACGGCAAGACAGTGCGGCCGTCGCTCGTAGTGCTCGACGATCCACAAACCGACGAATCGGCGCGGTCGCTGTCGCAGTGTGCCACGCGCGAAAGCATCTTGGCGGGCGCGGTCCTGGGCCTGGCCGGACCCGGCAAGAAGATTTCGGGGATCATGCCTTGCACCGTCATCCGGCCCAGCGACATGGCGGACAACATCCTCAGTCGGGAAAAGCACCCCGAATGGAATGGCGAGCGGACCAAGATGGTCTACTCTTTCCCGACCAATGAAAAGCTCTGGCAGCAATACGCGGAGATTCGAGCGGAGAGCTTTCGCTCCGGCAGCGCGGGCGAGTCGGCAACGGAGTTCTATCGAGCCAACCGACACGAGATGGACGAAGGGGCGTTGATCGCCTGGCCGGAGCGGTTCAACCACGACGAACTCTCCGCGCTTCAACACGCCATGAACCTCAAGCTCCAGGACGAAGCCGCCTTTTTCGCCGAGTACCAGAACGAACCCTTGCCGGAAGAAGACGCTGCCGCTGGCGAACTGACTGCCGACCAGATCGCAGGCAAGCTCAACCGCATGACTCGCGGCGAAGTGCCCATCGGTTGCAACCGCCTGACCATGTTCGTGGACGTGCAGGCAAATCTGCTGTTTTTCGTCGTGGCCGCCTGGGAGGATGACTTCACGGGTTACGTCCTCGACTACGGCACCTTCCCGGACCAGAAGCGCTTGTATTTCACGTTGCGAGATGCCAGGCACACGCTCTTGGCTGCGACCAGGGCCAGCGGCCTTGAGGGGGCGATTTTCGCTGGGCTTCAAGCATTGACCGACGATCACTTGAGTCGTGAATGGCAACGCGACGATGGTGCCATGCTGCGGATCGAGCGCTGCCTGATCGACGCCAACTGGGGTTCTTCCACCGACATCGTGTATCAGTTTTGCCGTCAGTCGGCACACGCTGCGATTGTCATGCCGAGCCACGGGCGGTTCGTCGGTGCATCAAGTCAACCGTTCTCCGAATACAAGCGCCGACCCGG